TGATCGCCTCGATGGCGTGCGTGCTGATCCGCTTCGGCGTGTAGCCGTCAGAGCGATACACGAGGCCGTCGATGCCGAGCCAGAACACCGACTGGTCGGCGCGACAGACCGACATGGCCGATGATGTGCCGATCGGCACCACGCCTCCCGCCATCCGCCTGAACGGAAAGAACGAGGTGCCCGGCGTGGTTTCCAGCCCGCTCGTCCCGGCGTCATACCAGACTTCGAAACCGCCTTCGCCGAGCGTCCACAACTGACCGCGATGATTGATGACCCGGCGCACCACGTTGGGCACGGCGTCGCTGAACACGAAGTCGAGCGCGTCGAAAGACAACGGGTCAAGCAGGCGCGAGATGAACCACTGCGACGTGTTGCCGGGTGCGCTGAACGCGAAATACCCATCGACGTAAGCGACCGATGTCGCGCCGGGGAAATCCGGGTCAGTGATGAGATTGAGCGGATCGCCGACGTTGTTCCCGCAGGTATAGGCGCGCGGCGCCACGCAAACGACGGCTGCGGTCGGGCCGGCGGCGATGGTGACGTAGCTGTTCCATGTGCCGGTGCCGCTGTCGGCGCTGCCAACGTCGCCCAGATCCTCGACCGTGACGCCGCCAGCGAGCGGGAACGACAGGCGATAGAAATGCGTGCCTGACACGAGGTAAATGCGCCCCGGCATGTCGTCGTTCATGGCGCGGATGGGGCCGGCGCCGATCGGCCCCGAACCGCCCACCGCCGCGTCCCACGCCTGCAACGATGGCGACGACACCAACGCGGCGGCGACACGCGCGTCGGCGGGCAACTTCTCGGCCATAACGTTTATCAAACGTTTCGCGGTCAGCGGCAGCGACGGGTGCTCGTAACTCTCAAACGGAAACGGAATCCGCCGCATCCCGGTTTTAGGTTTGAGCGCGGTCGAAAGTGCGTCGAGCGTGTCGGACATCGGTCACGCCACCATGTTATTGGCGACGGTCTTATTCGTGCCGGTCGATGTGTCGGCCAGCGCCGCGCCGGTGTTGCCCCACAAGCTGCAATTCGTGATGACGTAACGATCGACGCTTCCGGCGGTGAGAATGCCGGCGCCGCCGTTTGGCCCCCGCCCGCCATAATTACCGGCGCGGAATCCATTGAAGGTCACGCCAAGCACCCCGGTCCCAAGGAGGTGCGCGCCGTTGGATGAGTTGGCCTCGGCCCGGCCGCCCATGATGTTGATCCCGGTAACGATCGCGCCGCCCGTCGCATTGATGTTGATACCAGAGCCTCCGGTATTTCCAATAAACTGGCAGCCGGTAACTTCCATGCCGCTGATGACACCCGTCGCGGTCGGTGAGAGGACCAACCCGTGGCCGTGGGAAAGACCGAACCAGGTATTGGTTATGACTGTGTCGATGATATTGCCGGCGGGCAGGAATGAGGCCGCTGACGAGTCGTAATTGCTGTCAAACAGGCAATTTGTAATCATCAGGGCATAGGTGTTGTTGCTGGCCGGGGGTTCGACCAGGAACGGGCCGTGATGGGTCGCGTTGATATTGTCCAGCAATAGCGTATCGCCGTTTTTTATCACGAAGCTGGCGGCTGGTTGGGGGCCGGACGCGGGACCGGCCATCACCATGTCGAGGATCATGCACCCGCCGAAATTATCGACGCCGATGCCCACGCCTCCCACGATGGGATTGAACATATTGCCGCCCTGGATCGTGGCGCCCACGGCGAGAGCACTCGATGAGGCGCCCTGGATCAATATCCCGCCGAAATAATTCTGCATCGTGAAATCGCGCAACACGCCGCCGTTGCCCTGCATCAGCACCATGGCCCCGGTCTGCGTTCCGCGCCCGACGATCTGAAGGCCGGATATCTCGCACGACGTATTCATGGTGATGTTGGGATTGGCGTTGCAGGCCATGGTGAGCGTGGAGGCGCCTCGTCCCGAGCCGCGCAGGCTCACGCCAAACGGCAACACGATCGGCCCGCTGCTGACATAATCGCCCGGCGGAATCACGATCGCGCCGCCAAACGGCAGGGCCGCGATGGCCGCGTTGAACGCCCCGAGGTTGTCCGTCGCGCTGTCTCCCATGGCGCCGAACTGAGCGATGGAGACCGCCCCGAGGACGGGGAATTTCTCGATGTAGCCGCGTAGCGCGGCGGCGCTGAAACGCCCTGACCCGGCCCGCTCGCCAACGACGGATGACGTGTCGCTGATGGCGCCAAGGTCGGGCATATCGACGATGCGGACGCCGGGGAATGTGCCTGTCGTGATGCTCATCGGTTCACCCCAGCCTTGCGATGGTGGTCAGCAGGCCCGTCGATGGATCGGTCATGGTCGTTTCACCATCAACCCGGATGCCGCCGAGCGTCGTCACGCTGGCGATCGGCAGACCGCCGGAGGTATAAGCGAGACCAGAGGACGGAAGACCGGCGAGGAAGATCGCTTCCGACGTGTCGGTCAGAGCCGCCGGGGTCGGGTCGGTCAACATGATGATCGGCGTGACGGCACGGGATGCCATCGAGCGGACGTGGATATGCCCCTCGGCGAGTAGTTCCGCCTCGTAGCCCGCATCCTCATCGAAGTATATCGCCCAGCGACACCGGCGCGGCCACGCGCCCATCGTGCCAGGCGGGACGCGAATCTGGAACGTGCCGGTGGTCATATCGAGGACGACGCCCGTCGCGGCCCACAGCACCGTCCCAGGCCCCGCCACGCCGCCGCCATACCAACAGCCCCAACCGTAATCATCACCAGAGCCCCAGCCGCCGAAGCGCGGCCCGTAGCCGCCTCGGTGATCCGGCCAGACGAACATGGAGACGGTTGGGCCACCGAGGCCGCCGGAGAGTTCGATGGGCAGCGCGTCGGGGCTGTCGCGATCGACGATGGAGACGTTGAGCGTCACGCTATCGGTGCCGCCCAGCACGAGGTCGCGGGTCGGCACGCGGATGGGCGAGACGCGATCGAGCGGGAGGGAGAGGGCGAACTGCGTCATCAGTGGGCTCCCAGGCGGTCATGAATATCCGTACATGTCTCCACGACCGCGATAAACTTTCCACTCGTGGTAACCACGACGCAACGGACACCTTTGGTAAAGCTTTTCAGGTCAGAAGCGATTGGCTCTCGCAAACTACTGATCGTTCGAGGGTTCAGGAACGCACGCTGCCCATCTGGGCCGTGCAACTCAATAAATTCCACCACCGAAATAAGTATCAGTGCCCACGCGCCGCCGGAGAGTTCCTGGCGGCTCATGCGAGCACCTGCACGCGAACGGGTTGTGTCGTGCCGCCCCCGCCGCCGGATGTGCCGGTCGCGACAACGCCCACACCAGCCACGTTGATGGTGCGGTTTGTCGTCGGATCACTGGCGACGACAGCCGAGCCAACCCCGGCGCGCGACCCGCTGAGAGGATACGCGCTCATGTGATCGTTACCTGCGGGTCGTAGTATGTCGTGGTCGATGCCTTACCCAACCGCACCCGTGCTCGCACGCGTCCCGCCGTGCGCGGCGTGAACGTGACCTGAAGTTTCTGCTTCTGTGGCGTCGCCGGGCTGCTGTTCCACGTCGCCGTCGAGGTCGTGACGGCGGATGCCGTGGTTAGCACCGTGGCCGGCAGGCTGTTGGCGAACGACGCCAGCGAAGACGACGCCGTGCCGAGATACTCCAGTTCAAGGCTGATCTCATCGTTGTTCAACGCGGTGCTGCTGATGATCTCGACGGTCGCGGTCTTGCTGCTGCCCGTCGTCGTGTAGTTCACGTCCATCCAGAAGCCAGCGAGCGGGTTGGCATATTTATCGACGTTCGTTCCGCTCACCATCTTATGTGCGAACGTGCCGACGTTGTCAGTCGCGCCGCCGGCTAGCGTGATGGTGAACTCGGTCGTAACGGCGCCGGACGCCTGATAGCTTTCGGAAATGAAATTCGTGCCGTCGAAACAGTTGGCCAGTTCGACAATGTCCATCGTCTGTGCACTCGTCGTGAGTCGAGTCACGGCGGGAGCGATCTTGCAACTATCGAACAGAAACCGAGAACCGTTGGCATTCGTGCTGGCCACCAGCGTGCCGGTGACAGAACTGAGATCCACACCGCGAACAGTCGCGATGTATCCGGTTCCGGCGCCTCCCGCCAGAGTGAACAGCACGGTGGGGAATACCGCCCCGACGATGGATGCCGACGTGTTGATCCAGACCAGTTCACCGTTGGTGGCGCCCCAGAACTCGTTAACATTGCCAAAGCGAAGCGTGGTGTTATCGAGGACCACCTTTATTGCGTTATTCAGAAAATTACCGCTGGTCGCGTTGTTCAAATAGAACGAACAGTTCTGAAAATAAGCGGTCACGTTCGCGGTGGCCGCGACATCGTTAAACGTGATGGTCCCTGAAACAGCGGTCTGTGAGAACGCGACCCCACTCCAAAAACTGTTGATGCGCGAACGTATGACCATGGATGTTTGAGTGACCGCCGCCCCGGCCAGCATGTCGGCGGCGACCGGCGGCGTCGATCCGGCGCGATTGACCGACAGGAACTGGATCATACCGAAGCCGGTCGTGATCGTGCTGCCGGGGCCGACCGTGCCACTCGATACCGTTTCGGTGTGGTCACTGGAAAGAAAGACACGATCCCCGGCGGCATAGCGTATCGTTCCGACCGTGCCATTGAGCGTCTGATGATCGCCCGCCGCCGCCGTCCAGAAGAACGCGCTCTGGCCGGTGACGTTGGCGAATGTCGCGCCGCCGCTGACGACGGTGGCGTTGTTGGCTGTCGGCCACGTTGGTTCGCTGGCGGCGGACGTGCCCGCCACGGTGCAGCGCATGGCCCATCGGGCGCCCGTCGCTGGCGTGATCGGCTTGACGATCTGGCCCACGGTGTAAGCCGTGCTGATCGTGTAAGTGGTGATAGCCGCGTAAGCCGTCGATGAAACGTAGTAATCCGCCATCAGACGCGCGCCGCGAGCAGGGTGATCGAGAAGTCGCTGAGCGTGGCGTCCTGCGTCGGTGCCACACACTGCAACACGTCGCCCACGTTCATCGTCGCGCCCGTGCCAGAGAGTGTCGCGCTGACGTTCGATGCGCTGGTGATGGTGACCGTGCCGATCGGCGTTATGGTCGTTCCGCCCGTGATGCGGTTGATGGTGAAAGCAGCGTTCGATGTCGCTTTCGTGCTGTCATACACGGTCGTTCCGACCAACGAGGCGGGAACCGTCATGGCCATGGCGACGGGGGCGTTGGCGATGGCGCCCGTGGCTGGCTTACCAGCAAACGCGAATGTTATGGGCACGGACTGAACCGACGCGGGTAACTGAGCGAAGGTCGCCGTGCCCGTCAGCGCCGAGAACGCCGGGGCCGCCGTCAGCGTGCCGCCGGACAGGTTCATGCCCGACAGCGACGACACCGCACCCGCGTTCCATTGCACCGCGAGCGTCCCTGTCGCGGTGATCGGGCCGCCGCTGATCCCTGGCCCCGTCGTGGCGAGGTTCGTC